ACATTACCCATTTCATTTTTTATAACCTAAACCTGTTTTTCTATTTGAATATAATTTTTGCCATGACCAAGAACTTAATTTAGTTGACCAATGATATATAAATAATATTAAATGTTTCATTTTGCTAAACGATCCATATGAGCAATATACGACCAAAAACTTTGTCAAGGCTCATTAATTCTTGTTGCATCATAGACACAATTGTTCTTAATTCTATAATTTCCATTAATGCCCATGTACTTAAACTCATCAGAACCGTACCTAATAATGCAATTAATGCTGTATTAGTTTTTCTTGTCATTTATCTGATTCTAATTCAATCTTTTTAAGTTCTATTATTTCTATTGATTGATCTATCTTATCTCTTTTTTTCATTCTTTTAACATATGTTTTGTAATCTGGTCTTTCAAAATCATATTTCTGCCATATTGCCATAGCATTTTTACCAATTTGGCCATCAATAGGGCAAGGCGTTCCTGCATTTATCATTGCTTCAAATACTCTTTCATCTTGACAAAGTAATGCAACAGAACCTACTTTCATGCCAAAGTCATATAATACTTTAGCTAATTTAATTCTTTCACAATTCATATCTCTAAATGTTTTTCCACCAGATATTCCAAGTCCAAATGTTTGCATACCAACACTAGCACCTGTCGCACAAACGTCTTGACTTTGAGCAGAAAATGATGGTGCGGCAGCAGTAGGTGGTGCTGATCTAATGTTAGATGTAGAACTGTTAGTGCTTGTTGTGGATGATGTACTTCCACTTTCATAAGTAGTTGCACCGCCTGTGTACCCACCTTCTATGGCAGTATTACTTCCAGAAGTATTTGATTGAGTAGAACCAGAATAAGCTGGTTTTACAAATAATGCTAATAAACAAAATAATACAATTAATAATCCTGTAAAATAATAATTCATAGTAATCCTCATAAATTATTTTTTAAACTTACCCATAATATTCATGCCAAAACTTCCAGATACAATAGTTAAAATAATCCACCAAAATTCTTGAGGTGCTTTTTTAAGCAATTCCCAACCTGCATCCATAAATGGCATCAATTGTGGCACAAAATGGGCAACCAAAATACACGTAAATATCACGGTCAAATATTCGTCTTTCCAACTTTTTTCTGCTGATTTAATTTGTTGTACTTGAACTGTTTTACTAGCTTCTATTTCAAGGCTACGTGTATTTTCAAGAACTTTTGCTTTATGTTGAAAATGGCCTATAACTTTTTTACCTAAATATCTCGTAAGCGGGTTTTTAAGTAGTCCTAATAAACCTATCATATGTCTAATTTAAAAAATTTAAATAATCCTAGTATTATTGCTAGCATGGATGCTATTGCAAATATGGCTCTTATGCCACCTTTACCCATATTTACTTGGGCTTTTAGTTCTTCTATATCTGTTGAATTTTTAATGACTAATAATTTTAGTTCATCTAATTTATAACTAATATCTTTATTAGTAGTAGTTGTAGATTGTGTAACTTTTTTCTTTACCATAACTCCTATTTTACCACAAGCAGGAGTTATTTAAAGTTATTTATTGTAATCCCTAGCCTTAATCATTTCAAGGTAGTGTATGGCCTTCTCTATGTCTTCTAGACCCCCTTTTGAGCCATGCCTACATATGTATTTAATGGCATTTCCCTCTGCAAATAGGAGTTTATTGTCATTAATAAATTTAGCAGGCTGAATGACCATTTTTTTATAATGGTCACCACCTATTTGTTTTTTTAAAGCACTCATTAAAAAGCTACATTCATAAAATGAGAACAAAACTCATTAACACTACAATAGTGCTGACATCTAGTATCTTCACCTTTACGTTCTACAATAGAACAACCTTTTCCTTCTATCATTTTTTCACCAACGATAAATTGTTTGGCTAATTCTTTTGTAGGAAATAAACGCCAAGCAGATTTTCTACCGTCTTTCATAACAGCAAACTGATCTTCTTTATGCCATCTTTCTTTAGCTGTACACAAAGGTAGTTCTTTCATTTGTTCTGCGTCTTGATGTAGTTTTATTCTAGCTTTAACAAACGCATCCTGTTCTTCTTCTGACCATCTACGAATAGGTATCATGACAACTTGTTTACGTGGATAGTTGTCTGATTGCATTACTCGCATTTTAGACCAATCTCTTAATATGGCCATGATAGACAATGATTTAACTTTAAGTGTTTTCTTATACCTAGTTAAATCTTTTTGGTTTTTACGACAAAGAAAATCAAGAACATTTAGTTGTTGTTCCCATTCAGCTTTACCTTTAGTCAAAGCATCAAGTGCTGACCAAGCAGAAGTACACTTAAAATCTATAAGTTTACCGTCACTTGTAAGCAAATCAAATGCACCAGATAATGTCCAACCGTTAGTGATGTTATCATCTTTATAAAACAATCTACGTTCAGCTATATCAGTAGCAACTTTTGCTCGTTCAATAACATGGTGAACTGATTGTCCTAATAAAGAAAATATACGATCAGATACATCCTCTTTCATGAGATCATTATTTCTCATTTGCAAGACCCTAATTCTAGGGGGTGCAATCAAACGGGTGCAAGAGATATCTGAACCACTACTATCGTAGGGGTCATTCTTAACAGCCCGTTCAATTACTTTAGGTAAGTTTGAGTTATTTGTAATAATCATTAAAAGGGTATTGGACTATCACCGACACTACCATTACCACCATCACCTTGATCTTGGTTCATGCCTTCTAACTCTTTTGATCTTAAAATAATGTTTCTAATACCTTCTGATAGGTTATTAAAAACTTCTTTTTTACCTGCTTGAAAATCCTCCATACTAAACACAACACTTGGTGTTACCTGTTCAGCAATTGGATCACCTTTTTTCATAGGCATGATAGAAGATATTTTTGGTTTCCCATTTTTATCCATAACATTTAATAAACAAGTTACACCTAATAATTTACTAATATCAAATGATTGTTTTTCAACTTCACTAAATGCTCTACCTCTCCATGATGTTAAATCATTACCAAGATTTGCTTTTTCATGTAATGATAAAGTGTAAAACTTACTAATTGTTAATGGTTGACCTTCGCTGTTATGTTCTTCTGGAGTTTCAAATATAATTAATACTTGTCTTTTCCAACTAACATCACCGTTAAAGTCTGATTTTTGCGTACCTAAATCAATGATTTTTACGCATCTGGCCTTATGTACGCCAACTGATACACTTGGATAACGTGGTGCATCTCCACTTCCTGCTATTATACTTGTCATATTTATTCCTTTTTTTGTATATTTATTATTGATTAACTAGGGTTAAATCACAGTAATTAACTTATGTCAAATATTAATTGACTTTTGTTAATAAATTTGTATAAAAATAGACATGGCTACAATATTAAATGAACTAATAAATGAGTTGGGTGCTAAATCTAAAAGAATTGAAAAAGAAATAATCAATTTAGATAGGTCATCTGTTATCCCAGAGCATTTTCAAAAAGCAGAAAGTATTTTAAAATTAACAAATGAAGGTATAGCAGCAGAAGAACAAATGAAATACCTATCTAAATTAAAGGATATAAATGAACAATCTTAAAATAGCACAGGAACGTAAAAAAGAGGTTGTTAATCAATATGGTGGTAAAAATTTAGCTAGAATGCTAGGTATATCTCACCCTGCTGTATCTAAATGGAAAGTAATACCTCCATTTCGTGCATTTCAGATTGCAAAACTTGGTGATTTTGATATAGAATATATTAGACCAGATTTACAAATTACGCCTATAAGGTAGGCGTAGCGTATCAAAAAAGAAAACGTAAAAATATACCTTATAGAATGGGGTGGTTTTTTTCTTTCTCTCTAGTTTAGTTCTCCGCCCCATTCATTCCCTTTTAAATATGTATAGCAATGCTATGCGACAGCTATGCGATTGCATAAAAATCGCAATGCGATTAGGATGCGATTTAATGCCCTTCATCTTCATCTTCACCTTCAACTACACCTACAACTACAACTGCACCCAAGATACCCAGTTGACAACCAATACTTTTTGAAGTAATTATTAATTAACTAAACTTAAGGATAAATTATATATGAGAAAATCAATATCAGATGAGCAATCGCCTGCGTTTCAGTTTTATGCAAGTGATTGGATAACTGACCCAAATAGAATGCGTTTGTCTTTAGATGAACAAGGTGCATTTATTTTATTATACTGTCATTGTTGGAGAGGTTTTAAAATCTTAAATGATTTAGAAGTGTTGTCTAAAATGTGTGGATGTAGATTACAAAAAATGGAGAAAATTTTTCCTAAAATAAAGCATCTATTTACAGAGATCAAAGAAAAAGACGGTAAGAAATATTTAATCTGTAATCAAGCTGAACAAGAAAGAAAAGAGCAGGAGAAAAATAGAAAAAGGCGATCTATTGCAGGTAAGATGGGTGCGAAAGCCAGATGGAGTGAGGAAAGTTTAGAAGAAAGCAAATGATTAAGATAATAATATTTTTATTAGCTTGTAGTACGTGTGAGTTAGAGGAAATAGAATTACTTAAACCTATAAATATTTCTTGTGGAGATTTTGGAAACAAAATTATGAACGCTACTGCTAAATATTATGAAGAAACAGAAACAATATCACAAGGTTGGTACACCAAAGAGGGTAAACTATTTGTAGGTTATCGTTGTGAATAATTTTAATAAAAATTCTCATTACAGTATGTTTATGGATTATTTTGGCCAACACCATAGTTTTCAAACATTTGATGATAAAGGATTAAATAAAAGATTAATTAAACAATTGCATGGAAGTATAAAAGTACATTTTAATGAGTTGGCTGAACTTAACAGTAAAGGTGCAGGTGTTTATTTTACTGTCAATGAAACTAATGGTCTTGGAAGAACTACTAGAAACATTGAAAGGATAAGGTCTGTATTTATAGATTTAGATGGTACTCCATTACCAGAAAGTTTTGGTATTCCACCTAATTTAATTGTTAATACTTCGCCTAAAAAATACCATTGTTATTGGTTAGTTAAAGATATGCCTTTAGAAACTTTTACTTTGTATCAGCAAGCATTGGCTAGTAAGTTTAAATCTGATCCTGTTGTTAAAGACTTA